ATGCGTAGAGGCATTGGCTACAAAACAACACCATCCAAGCCAAACAGACGTGGCTTCTCCTACGCAGCTTCTATTGCTAACAAGACTGCTTCCGGTTCTATTTTTGAAACCGCAGGGCGTAAGAACCCTAACGGTATGCAAAAAGCACCTAAAGGCACACCTAGAACTAACAAAAACTTTAGCCATTCAAACAACCCACAAGCCGGTGCGCAGTTCATTAGAGCGTTAGAAAACGCTAGCCCTATTGCACAGGGCAACACACGCACAGGATCAGGCAGACGTGGTCGTTACATGAAAGGCCGTTTAATTTATCGTGCATGGGCTGAAGATGGCGGCAAGACCAACGCAGCGGTTATCAAGGCCATTGAAGGCGCAGCAGCTAAGTTTAGAACGAGAGTGGGCAGATAATGGCAACAACGGACTTAATGATTGGTATTGGTGCCGAATATAAAGGCAAAGCCGCATTTGGCAAAGCCAACAAGGATGTCTTAGGACTAACTGCCGGAGTTAAATCACTTGCTAAGGCTTATATTGGCCTTGCTGGCGCACAAAAGGCTTTTAGACTTGGAAAAGAATCATTAAAGGCTTTTGTTGCAGATGACAAAGCAGCCAGACAATTAGCCCAGACCGTAAATAACTTAGGCTTAGCCTACGAAGCAACCAATGTTGAAAACTTTATCCAAGGACTTGAAAAGACTTATGCAGTAGCTGATGACCTTCTACGCCCTGCTATGGCTAAGTTAATTCAAGTCACACAGTCAGTAACCGCATCTCAAGACATTATGCGAACTGCGTTAAACGCCGCAGCAGGCGCAGGCGTTGATTTAGGCACAGCGGTAACAGATTTATCACAGGCTTACGTTGGCAACCTCAAAGGACTTAGAAAATACAATCTAGGACTCACCCAGGCTGAACTTGCCACAATGTCCTTTCAACAGATTCAGGACAAGTTAAACCAGACTTTTACAGGCCAGGCTTCTCTAGCTGCTGCTACTTACGCTGGCAAGATGGATGCCCTGACTATTGCTTCTGGCAACGCTAAAGAAATTATTGGTAGAGGTTTAACTGATGCTATTACCTCAGCATTTGGCGGTGGCGATATTAACAAAGCCACAACCAACATCGAAAAGATGGGTCAAGTTGTAGCAGATATTGTTGCTGGGCTCGGAACAATGGTTGGATTTTTAGGCAAGATTGGCAGTTGGAGTGCACGAAACTCTAATAAGGCTATTGCTGAAAGAGAAGGCCGAAACAGAACTCCTTACGATCCGATGTCTGCAATTAACCCAGGATTAACTCCTGCGTTTATGAAAAATCTAAAGGATCGCCAGAAAGCTGATGCACTTGCCGCTAAACGTCAAAAGGAATTGGCTGCCCTAGCGCAGAAGCAAACTAAGGCAATCAAAGAGCAAACTGCCTTAACTAAAGCCAAAGCCGTATTAGATAAATCATCAGCCGTATTAAACATGGATTTAATCCAGAACACAGCTGCGCTTATGGGTAAAATTACTGAGGATGAATCTTTGCGCCTAAGATTGCAACAAGCCATTCTTTTAGGTAATAGTGAAGCAGCTGGTGGCCTAGCCCAACAGTTATTATCTTCTCAAATTGCTGCTATGAAATTATCTTCAACTAATCCTCTAGGTGGCTTTTCAAATTCTTTGGATGCAGCATTACAGGCTGCTAGACAACTAAGAAATGAACTGGCCATGATGGGTGCCGCTAAAGTTCCAATTCCAGACCCAACAGACATTAAATCTCTTGTGCCTGATTCTGACAAAGAGATTAAAAAAACTCCAGAAAATCCTTTAGGTATCCCTTCATTCTATGGTTACAGCGGCTTTGGACAATCTTTCTTGCCATCAAAATATCCAACTGAGATTGTAGTAAGCATTGACCCTAGCGCGGCGGCACTTGGAATAACATCAACTGTTATAACTAACTCAGCCAACGGAAACAGTAACGGTTACAATTCACAACAAAGTTTTGCTGGCGGTATGGGTCTATAATGGCAATTCCTACACTTGTTGTTACCTTTGACTTTAGTTCTGGTGCTGTATTTGGCTACCCGTTCATAATTGGTGAAGGTGTATTAGGGTTTAATACGCTGGCAGACCAAGCGGCTGACACAATAGATATTTCAAACCAAGTCAATAGAGTAACAATCAGACGCGGATATAACCTATTGCAAGAAGAATTCCAGGCTGGCACAGCCAGAGTTAGAATTTTAGATCAGAATGGGGACTGGAACCCGACTTCATTAACCTCACCTTACGCGGGCAAATTAGTCCCTTTGCGCAAAGTTCGTATTTCAGCTGACGGCAATTTCCTATTTTCAGGTTACACAGTTAGTTACAATTACACATGGGACAAAGAGCAAAACATAGGTTATGTGGATTTAGAACTGGTGGATGCTTTCCGTCTATTTAACATGTCTAATATAACCACGGTTACAGGTGGAACTGCTGGACAGACCACAGGCACGCGAGTTACAGCCATCTTAGATACAATAGGTTTTCCAAATTCTATGCGTGAGATTCAAGCCGGTTCAACCACAGTCCAAGCCGATCCTGGCACTTCTAGAACATCACTCGAAGCCATTAAAAATATGGAATTTTCAGAACAAGGCGCGTTCTACATCAAGCCTTCTGGCAATGCTGAGTTTTTAAGCCGAACATCTATTCAAAGCAAGTCTGGAGTAAATCCGACATTCTTTAGTAATGACGGCACAGGAATCACTTATCGCAACATAGTTACTGCCTTAGATGACAAGTTAATTATTAACCAGACTTCTATTACTAGAGCCGGCGGCACAGCTCAAGTAGCTAACAACACAGCAAGCCAAATCCAGTATTTCCCACACTCTTACACCGCGACAGAGTTGCTAGTCCAGACAGACGCTCAGGCTTTAGATATTGCTCAGGCTTACACCGCAACGCGGGCTGAGACCACTCTACGGGTTGATTCTCTTACTCTTGATCTAAACACCGCTGGATACACCGCTGGCACAACAGCAGCTTTGACCCTAGATTTCTTTGACACTATCCGTGTTAAGAACGTAGGGCAGGATGGCACAGTCATAGACAAGACTTTGCAATGTATGGGGGTGGCACACGAAATCACACCGGGGACTTGGACTACTAGCTTCGTGACTAGCGAGCCAATAATAGATTCTTTTCAAATCGGAAGCGCTTTATACGGTATAATCGGCACGTCAGTAATGACATATTAAGGGGTAATAAATGGCAACAGGATTTCCAGCAAGCACCGGAGACGTTCTCTCAGCTGCGATGTATAACGGCTTAGTTACGTTTGACGTTGAAGCCGACAAAACAGATGACTACACGCTAGTCCTCAATGACAGTTACCAGAACTTAGTGCCGATGAACAAAGCCACAGCGGTAGCCCTTAAGATTCCTACCAATGCCACAGCTGCAATCCCAGTAGGCACAGTTATTACAGTATTAAACAAAGGCGCAGGATTGGTAACAATTAGCGCAACAACCTCAGGCACAACCACAGTTCTATCTGCTGGCACAGTAGCCGCTTCTCCTACCCTTGCACAATACAAATCTGCTGCTTGCATTAAAACTGCAACAGATACTTGGTATGTAGTCGGAGCAATCGGATAATGATTGGTAATGCAGTAGCAGGAATTTTTGGTGCGCCAGTTGCAGCTATAGTAAATTATTTAGTTGTAGCAGGGGGCGGCGGCGGTGGTGGTTCAAATGATATTTATACCTCCGGCGGCGGCGGCGGTGCTGGTGGTTGCCGAAATAGTTCTTTAAGTTTTAATTTAGCTACAAATTACACAGTAACCATTGGCGGCGGCGGTGCTGGTGGCATTGGACTTTTTACTGGTAGTTCTCCAGCAGCAAATGGAAGCAATTCCGTATTTAGTACAATAACATCATCTGGCGGCGGTGCGGCTGGAAGTTATAGCGATAATGCTGCTTCTGGTGGTTCTGGCGGTGGTGGCGGATCAAGAATCGCAGGTCAATCAAATTCTGGTGGTAATGGTAATTCTGGTTCTTATTCTCCAGCAGAAGGATTTGCTGGTGGTAATGGTGTTACTTATGTTACTGGTTCTGGCGGAGCGGCTGGCGGCGGTGGCGGTGCATCCGCACTAGGCATTGCAGGCTCATCTAACACTACTGGTGGTTCAGGCGGGGCAGGTTTAACTACTTCTATTTCAGGCTCATCTGTTGAATATGCTGGCGGCGGTGGCGGTGCTGCTTGGAATGGCACAGGTGGCTCGGCTACTGGCGGTGGCGGAGCAGGTAGAAGTGGAACTGGCAGTGGAACAAACGGAACAACAAACCGAGGCGGCGGTGGCGGTGGTTCAGGTGCAGGCAATGTTGGTTCAGGTGCGCAAACAGGCGGTAATGGTGGCTCAGGTATTGTCATTCTTTCTTACCCTTCATCATTCACAATTACCATCGGAGCAGGATTAACGGGATCAACTGCAACAGTTGGTGCAAACAAAATTACAACAATTACTGCTGGCACAGGAAATGTGAGTTGGGCATAATGGCGCATTACTCGTTCCTTAATGAGGAAAACATAGTTACCGAAGTTATTGTTGGCATAGATGAAACCGAACTAATTGAAGGTTTAGATACTGAAACCTGGTATGGAAATTTCCGTGGTCAAGTATGCAAACGCACTTCATACAACGGCAATTACCGCAAGAATTATGCGGGCAAAGGTTATACCTACGATGAAACTAGAGACGCATTTATTGCCCCAAAGCCAGATAACCAAATTGGTTTTGATGAGGAAACTTGTCGTTGGATTGTTCCACAACCGGAGTTCCCAAGTGAAGCCTCGCCTAAGTAAAAGCGCAATTCAGCTGCGCGAGCAAATAGATGACACCTATCCGAACCGCGACCGTAGAACTGACGGTTGGATCGGAGACGCTAAGCATGACAGTAAATCAGATCATACGCCTGATGCTGCGGGCTGGGTTCGTGCCCTTGACATTGACTCAGACCTCACAAAGCACAAATCTGAAAGTATCTACCTGGCAAATCAAATTCGTGCATATGCGAAGTCTGACCCTGCTAAACGAATATCTTATGTCATTCATAACCACAAAATTGCTAGCCGAATCCTTAATTGGAAATGGCGTAAATACAGTGGGTCAAACCCACACACCAGCCATATCCACATCTCCTTCAATAAAGGTAAGGCTGACGCGGATGGTTCTTTTTTTGAAATACCTATGCTAGGAGGCAATAAATGAAACACCCACTATTCCTGACCGCAGGTGCGTTCTTGTCAGCTTGGGCTGCAAGCAATTTTGCACTTGATTATCGCGCTGTGCTATGGGCTGTCCTTGCCGGTGTCTTTGGATATGCAACACCTAAAAAATAACAACTAACAAAAGGATCATAAAATGACAATTTCTAGCGCACAATACACAAT